ACTGACACATATTCTTTTGTGTTTTCATCATAAATTCGCTCACCGCATTTAGCTTGGTATTCCCAAGGGTCTGGTTCTGTGAATAGATTTATAAATGGGTTAGACAAGTAATCTCCTAATAGTAAGCTACTTCTCTTCCGTGTGCTCCTCTATACATTGTAACAGAAATTCGCGCATTGTCAAAAAGTCATTTTCATCCATGACTACATAATTAACGTCGTTTAGACTTATGCCCAAAACGGGCGTACGACTGTCCAAAAGAGCCTCGGTAGTTATCTTCTCTAGGACATCAGACTTTAAGGTAAATGACTTTTTACCGGTCCACTTATGCTCAATCAAGAGGTCCTGGGACCTTACGTCACCTTTACGAAACCAAAAAGCGCCGGAGGCAACATTACGTTGACCTCCGACGATTTTAGCAAGACGCTTTTCGTGTTTTAATGATTGCTTCTGTCCTTCGGATTTAGCCAATCTTCAAAGTACCCATCACGTCTTTAGTTAGTTGTTCTTGCAAGTCTACTTCTTCACGAATTGAGTTAAGCAACGCATCTGCACCTTGCCACTGACGTTCTGAGTAGCGGTAGTACGCACCAGCACGTGTAACAATCTTATTGATGATTGCTAGGGACACAATTTCTTTAGCGAAGTCGTATTCGCCCTTGTCAATACCAGAACCGTCATCAAAGTAAAAGTCCACAAAAGCAGTTTGTCCCGGAGGGGCTGACTTGTTCTTTCTAGTCTGGAACTTGATAGTCTGACCAACCTTGCGCTTATCCTGACCAGTGCCAATCTCAATCCACTCGTCACGCTTAACGTCGATACGAGTAAAGAAGAAATAGTTTTTAGCCTCGCCACCTGGGGTAGTGCGAGGGTCACCGTACATAACGCCAATCTTCATGCGGAACTGGTTAATGATTAGTCCGATGAAAGGGCGTTCGCCGCCTAGTAAGTCACGCTTACCGGCCTTTTCCATTTTGCGGAAAAACTTACCCATAAGCATAGCTCCGCGGCCAACTGTAAACTCTTCCATTTCTTTGGCATCCTCGGCTGATGGTACAAGGGCTGGAAGTGAGTCAATAACCACACAGTCTACTTCTTTGGTTTCAATAAACTCTAGAACGGCTGTAAGGGCTGTTTCCATGACGTTGCTAGTAAACACGTGAACGCGTGTAGGGTCTACGCCACACATCTCTGCGTACTCTGGTACCCATTGCTCAGCAGCAATCCAAATAGTAGTAAAGTTAGGGTCACGCTTTTGATTAGCGGCAATAGTTTTAAGTGCCAAAGCGGTTTTACCATTGCTGGCCTCACCGATAATTTCGTGCCACTGGTTAGTTGGCCAGCCGCCACCCAAAATCATATCTAGCGATAATGACCCTGATGGAAAACGAGTCGGTGCAGCTACTTTTGATGCAAGTACGACAGTATTTTCGCCATACTTTTTATTTATTTGCGCTAAAACTTTTTCTAATGACATTAGCCAATCCTATCAATGATTGTGTTTGGGTTAAAGTTATTTGCAGTACTTACCTGCTTAGTGGCTTCAGTATTACCGCTGTTTGGAATTCTTACTCCCGGCATACCTGAACCTGACTGCTGAATTGGGTAACCACAATCATAGCAACGCGGAGCTGTTTCTGGCGTCATCTTTCCGTAGTTGCCACTAGAACAATTAGGACAACGACCTGGGTTCGTAGCACTAGCAGGTAACAATCTACCAACTAATTCTGGATTATAAGGAGGCTGCTGGGTAACCGGTGGGTAACCCTGACTAGGTGTGTACCCAGGGTACTGTGGAGTTATTCCTGGATTAACTACCGGTACCTGTTGTTCCGGTAATCTTGGCTGTGGTTGCCTAGGCGTACCTAGTTTATCTGCCCACCAATTACTCATAATTCTCCTTCTTCGATACTTGTATGAGTGCTGTTTAATTTAATTATATCTAATTCTCGCATGGCTGAGAATGACCCTAAAAGTCCTGCAAATACCATGTGATAATAGAACTCTTTAAATGCCTCTTCTGAAGCATCAATCATATCATTAGTGATGCCGTCAATTTTATTCATTTTAAGACGGTGCAAGTTAAAAGCAAATTCAGCAGTAGCTGTAGCATAAAAAGTCAATAGTGGAGTTAAATCAGCAATCTCTTCTACTCTGGAATCTGAATCATTCTGTTCTTTAAGATGACCTTCTTCACTTACCGGAGTTAGCCCAAAAATATGAGCGTAATCGGGAGCATCTTCACTACTTATGTCGTATAAAAACCAGCGAAATAAAGTAGTAACTGGAATTTTACTAACCTCGTAAGGTCCGTCATCATCATTATGACTAATAGGCCAGGTCACTTTGCCTCACCCCATTTATCTACAATCTTGATGTCTGCGATTAATGGTACCTTTAGCACTTGTATATCCTCCATAGCCTCGCGCAGTTTTTCTGCTGTTTCTTCTGCCAGTTCCGCTGGAGTAGTTAGCACCAGTTCATCGTGAACAGTAAGTATAATTCTAGCTTCTTTTGGAATCATATTCCAAGCACGAACCATGGCAATCTTAATAATATCTGCAGCACTTCCCTGAATCTTTGTGTTAAATGCCTGACGCTCAGCACCTGCACGAGCACCGTTATCTCTAGACATAATCTCTGGAAGATAGCGACGACGGCCTGTAATAGTTTTAATATGAGCAACTGGTTTACCTGCACGCGTGGCTGAAATTACCTTTGAACGATAAGTAGATATTGCTGGAAACTCTTTAGCAAATCGGTCTAGCAAATCTTTAGCTTCAGTCTTGGTACAACCAATCTGGCTAGCAATCTTATCTGGACCAACGCCGTAAGCCATAGCAAGCACAAGCACCTTACCTGCCTTACGGTCTACACCCATCGTGTCACCAATGGTTGTATAGATGTCTCTACCCTCTAGGTAATTATCCATCATAATTGGGTCTTCTGAGAATGACGCAATAACGCGTGGCTCGATCTGTGAGTAGTCGGCTACAACTAACTTGTGCCCTGGTGGAGCTGTAAACAAGTTACGAATAGCTTTACCGTGAGGAGTGTGTGGCGCAGGTACGTTTTGCAAGTTAGGGTTACGACTTGAGAAGCGGCCTGTCTCAGCCCCGTGCTGTACAAAGTCACCGTGTAGTCGGCCATTAATTAAAAGGCTTTCCTTGGTCTCTGTGCGGGTCTTACCAGAGGTTGTACGTTCAATCTCGCCACCTAGATATGGGATTACATAAGTAGATAGCAACTTATTGTAGTCGGCATATTCTAATAAGGCAGTTACAAGTGGGTCTTTGTCACGGTAAGGCTCTAGTGCCTCGGCAGATACTGAGTAATCTGACTGAGATAGGTCTGAACCCTCTTTGTCTTTTTGATTACCCTTAGTAGTCAATACTTTAGCTTTTAGACCACGGCCGCCTTCTTCTTTAGAGCCGTATAGCAAAGCTTGCTTTTCCTGATTAGAGTTAATGTTAAACTCACGGCCAGCAGCTTTGTAGATGTTGCCACGAGCCTCATCTACTTTAGCCTCTAGGTCAATCTTTAATTGCTCTAGTGACTCGGTGTCAATTACTGCGCCAGTTAGTTTCATATCGCAAAGTACGCGTAGCACGTCCATCTCCAAGGCGAACACACGGTTAAGGTCAGCGGCCTCTAGTTTAGGGGCAAGTGACTTCCATAATAAGAATGTGTACTTAGAGTCTAGGTAAGCGTATTTAGCAACGGTGTTAAAGTCATAGACCTCAACTTCCTTACCAACGCCTTTTTCCATTTCGTAACCAAACTCACGCTTAAGGCAGTCAGCAAGACCGCACTTATTCTTATTGCGGTTGTCTGAAATAAATGAGGCAATCATAGTGTCAAAGTATGGTCCGGCCGGAACACGCCCTCCGTAGTACTTTGCAACTGACGTAAGGTCAAATACTAGATTGTGTCCAATAGTAAGGATGTTTTCATTAAACATCAACGGCTCTAAAGCCTTAAACACTTCAGCTGGATACAGCTGCTCTGGAGCAGGACCAAATACCTTGGTTGCTTTTTTTGAGTCACGGCTATAGTCGCTAGGTCTAAGGGTAAGTCCCTTTTCCTTGCGAACTTCGCCCTGACCAGTCAGTGGGAAAACTTCTTCAATAAAGTCACCGTGCGGGTGTCCCATAGGGATAACATCGCAGCGACCATTAGTTGCAAATGTAATCCATAAGACTTCATTTACAGGAGTCATACCTCGGCGTGGGCCAACAGTTTCAACATCGTAGGCAAAGGCATCTTGAGTTAGGTAGTAATCTACCATCTCGGCAAGTTGTTTGGCAGTAGTAATAATATTCATAATATCTCCACAATAGCGTAATAGGCGGGGATGTCAAGTCCCCGCCTATTGCCATTGGATTTAGATTAGTGAATCCGCAATCTCGTCGAGTTCCTCGAACGAGTGTTCCTTGATTAGGTTGCGTGAATAAACCTCAGATGAAGAAACGTAAGCAGCTGCAGCATCTGCATCTAGCTTCCAATCTTCCTCTAGGTCGCGCTCCTTAATTGGAGTTACGGTGTAAGTGGTCTGTGGACCCTTACCAATGCGCACAATCGCCCAGTATCCCTTTGTAAGTGGACCCTGTGGTGAGTAGTGGGCTGCGTGCAAAGCCTGGTATAGACGTGCACCTGAAATAAGCATCTGACGCTGGATACCTAGCGGAGAGTTCAAAGACACGACAGTAAATGCGCGCTTGTTCTCTGGGCGGTCCTGCAACTTGATGCAGAGTGGACAATTAGCACCGATACAGACGTACGAGCGCTTACCGCTTGTCTTCTGCTTTAGGAAGTGCTGCTTGTAGATAGCAAACGGGCCATTCTCGTCAAGGAACTTGAAGACCTGGTGCTGGTTTTCCTCAAACTTAACTTCTGTTGGGAAGTCACTTGAGGTAGTTAGGGTCTCAGCTGCATCCCAACCAGACTGAACTGATGTGGATGTTGCTGTGGCCTGTGTAGGGCGGGCATCGATGTCATCTGCAACGTAGCTAGAGGCATCTGGGGCATTGTTAATTGGCATGTTTTCCTTATTGATTGTTTATTGGTTTATTTTCTTCTGCGCGGATTGACTCCCACGCCTCGGCTATCTTATCACTAAGATTCCGGTGGTTAGACCATTCTATAGGATTTTCTTCAAAAAGTCCAGCTTTTTTAAAAAGTTCTACAGTCACGTCTATCATTGCTTTACTATACAGTCTACGACCGACATATTCTTTACCGTTTTTCCCAAATGTTGAAGGAAGTCGATAAGGCGACATCGGTAGTGTACCTCTTTCTGTCCACCACCTAATAGTTTTAGTAGGTCTGGACAAAGCTTTTGCTAATGAGCCTAGCAGATACATTTTGATTACACGGCCATTTGGCAAAGTTCTTTCAGTGTAGTCATTTTCCCAGCTAGTGTCAATAACAGGCTGTTCGATAGGCTCTTTTCGCTTACGCTTACTACCTGGGTAATAAACGTCAAGGTCGCTGAACATAGCGTCTATCTTATCGCTCATTTGTTGCTCCTTTAAAAATTACTATAGCACTTGGAAAAGGTGCTGAGTTATTTTTAACAAATCCTGGTTGTTCAAATTTTAGTCTGCCTCTTAAGAATCTTATTTCGCCTTTTACAGCATAGTCGTGCCACCAAGCTGTGTCTGTTCTAGCAGGTACTAGACAAACTACAGTAGCGCCTTTTTGAGACTCTTCGTAGGCTTTTTTCATCCACTGGCCAATAGTTCTGCCGTATGGTGGGTTCATCCACACGGTGCCTGTCCAGCTCTGCGCTAGTGCATTAATTTCTTTATTAAAGTATATGTTTACTTTAAAATTATGCGCACTAGCGCAGGCGTCCAGGGTGAAATTAAACTCTGAGTTTAACTCGTCAAACAAAGCTTGAGGCGTACCCCAGTCATCAGTCGCACTAGAGTAAAGCCCAGAATTTACTTGGCTCATTATGGATGAACCTCACAGTGTTGTATTGCTTCAACCTCAGTTGTGTACTGGTCCCAGCAATTGTGAGGTTGTTCGCTTTTTATGAGAATGTATCCGTATACCAATGACGTAATCATTAGTACAGAGATAATAACCAATTTGGTCGGGATATTATTCCCCATCAATCTTTCCTGTAATAAGTGCAATAACGTTGTCTACTGCGTCTAAAAAGATTTCATCAAAGTTGTGCTGATTTTCTAGCAAAGCAATGATGCGTTCTCGCTCCATTATTTCGCCCTCTGCCTGACCTATGATAATCCCTTCGTCACGGCCTTGCGTAAATCCCTGCATAAAATCTTTAGCCTCATCAGGTAGTTCGTGTAGTTCTGCGTCTAGTTCAGCGATTCTAGCCATTAGTTCTTCTCCAATATTAGTGCCCATGAAACCTTCTCAGGAAACATAGACTCGATGTCTTCGTCTGTTAGCTTACCATCATAGTATGCTGCCATGACAGCATCCTGGTCAAGTACTGTAATTGTTTTAGTTACTGAATCAAACAAGCCTTTTTCTTTTAGCAAGTTATCGGCTTTGTCTTCATCAAATACTTTGGACACACGGCGCTGTTTTACAACATTACCTGTGTTTGATTTTGCGTCATTAATTGGAAGAACTAGGCTTCCTTTTTCATTTGGCTCACCCAGCTCTTCTACTGTGGCCAAGATTCGTTTGCGTAAAGTTGCTACGCGTTCTTCGATGTGAGTCACATCTTCTTTTAGTGCTACATACTGCTGAACTTCCTGACGTAGGTTGTCTAGGTTATCAGCTGGTGAATCGTTGATAATTGGCATTCTGTACCTCTTAGTCTAACCCCCGTGGGGGATGCTAACTCTTAGCTGTACAAAACTAACATCTACTCTGAGACTTTGTCAA